AATGCGCCGTCGCGCTTCGTGTTGATCGACCGGCCCATCGTGGACTTCTCGCGCTCCGGGACCATGGGCTGCGGCGAGGGTGGCGAGTACCACAACGGCGCTTACCACTTCCTCACGGTCGATGGCCAGGTCATGAGCACCGGCAACGGCACCTATGCGCAGACTGGCGACGACGATCACGACCACCGCTACGCCCCGTCGCCGATCTTGTTCTGAAACCTTCCAAATCTCACTCTTCAAGGACTGTTCATGGGAACCGTTACTCTGGGCAAGATTGCCTTTACCTGGCGCGGCGCGTTTGATGCCAGCGCCACCTACGCCCACCAGGACGTGGTGGGGCACAACGGCGACAGCTTTGTCTGCCTGGCAGATGCCACGTCGGGCGTAGCGCCGCATCTGAATTCCCCGGTCTGGGATCTGTTTGCCCAAGGCACCCAAGGGGTGTCGAGCCTGCCCGGTGAAGTCATCTACTTCGATGGCAATCAACTGGTGGCCTTGCCCGTGGGCGAATCTGGGCAGGTGCTGACCATCGGCGCGCAGGGCGTCCCGGTCTGGGCCACGCCCGATGTGCGCTCAGGCACCAAGGCATTGAAGCTCCCGGAGAATGCCAGCAACGCGCAGCCCAACAGCTACCGCCAGTTCGGGCTCATCATGACCGACGGCAGCATCCGGGCCTGGGGCCGCAACGTCAACTTCAAACTGGGCGATGGCACCACCTTCGCGCGCTCGTACCCGGCACGCACCGCGTTCGCACCGGGGTTTCCGGGGGCGGACAAGCTCTATTACAGCCACGACACCAACGGCTACTGCATCGACAAAAATGGCCAGCTCTGGGGTTGGGGTTTCAATGGCTATGGACAGCTCGGCACCGGCAACACGACCAATCAGCCCGTGCCCCACAACATGAGCGCCAACGCCAGCAATTCGATCGCTGGTAAAACCGTGGTCCAAGTCGCACAGAACTGTGGCGTCGAGGGGTTCAACAGCACGCTGGTGCTGTGCAGCGACGGCACGGTGCACGCCTGCGGCTACAACGCTCACGGCCAGCTGGGGCTGGGTGATGTGACCCAGCGTAATAATTTTGTGCAGTTGCCCGTGCTCTCTGGCATCACGCACATTGCCGCCGGCCGCGAGCGTTACACCGCTTATTACGCGGTCAAGAACGACGGCACGCTGTACTCGTGGGGTTACAACGGCAACGGGCAACTGGGTGACGGCACCAGTAACCAGGCCAACGTCGCCATGCCGCGTGCCGGTGGCAGTCTCGCCGGTAAAACCCTCGTCAAGGTCTTCGGTGGCTATGTGCACGCCTTCGCGCTGGACAGCACCGGTGCGCTGCATGCCTGGGGCACCAACGACTACGGCCAACTGGGCAACGGCAATCTCGCCAACCAGTTCACCCCGGTGCAGGTGGCGACCAACGTGGTCGATGTCTACGCCGGCAGCTACGACTACCCGCTCACTTACCTCAAGAAAACCGACAAGACGCTGTGGGCCTGTGGTGCGGGTGCCTATTGGGGCAATGTCAACGGCAGCAACAGCGGCAACTTCGTTCAAGTGCCGGTGGGCAATACCGTGGTTAAGGCCGTGCACGGTGGCACAGGCTCCTACAACTACGGCGCGGCCTTACTGGAAAACGGCACGGTCTATGCTTGGGGCTACAACGGCAATGGCGCGCTGGGGTTGGGGGATGCCACCAACCGCAGCAGCGTCGAACTGGTCCGCATCGCCCAGCGCCGCGTGGTCGATATCTCGTCCTACGGGTCGAGCTCCGAGCAGGGTCTGGTGTTCCTGCTCGATGACGGTCAGGTGCTGGCCAGTGGCTATGCCGGGGAGGCGCAATTGCCCGAGGACGACAGCGAAACCAGCTACGTCCCGTACCCCGTCATTCTGTAAACGGTGACTTGATGCCCAACGCTGCTTTGTCTGAAGCGATCAAGGAGGCCTACGCCAGTGCGCCCTCGGAGCAGATCATCCTGCACACGCTGGAATTGCGCCATCCGGCGTTTGTGGATGACGCAGGGCAACCGGTCGCCATACGCGTGGTGCGCGACACGGGTGACCTGTGGGCCCGGCTGGAATCCCAAGCCCCGCTGCAAGCCGGTGAGCGCGTGCAGTTCGTGGCCATGGGGTTTGAACTGGATCTGCCGCCGGTCGACACCATGCCGGTGCCGGAAATCACCGTCACCCTGGACAACGTCTCGCGTGAAATCGTGCGGCGTCTGGATGCAGCCGCCGAGTCGCAGTCGGTGATCGAGGTGACCTACCGGCCCTATCTGTCCACTGATCTGGAAGGCCCGCAGATGGACCCGCCGATTCATCTCGTGCTGACCGAGGTCGAGGCCGACATCTTTCGGGTGACGGGGCGGGCCCGCATGCTGGATGTTGGCAACAAGGCGTTCCCCGGTATCAGCTACACCGCCAAGACCTTCCCCGGACTCACGCGATGAACCCCATTACGCATTGGGCGGCCGGGTTCATCGGTCGGCCTTGGCGCGCCGGTGCGCGTGGGCCAGAGTCGTTCGACTGCTGGGGCCTGTTCCTAGCCATCCAGCGTGAGCACTTTGGCCGGGACCTTCCAGAAATCCCCGTTGACGCCAACGACCTCCGTACTGTGATGACCACCTTCCGCGACCACCCGGAGCGGCAACGTTGGTCCCTGGTGCCGCAACCCGCCGAGGGCGATGCCGTGCTGCTGCGCCAATCCCGCCACCCGGTGCATGTCGGCGTGTGGCTGGCCGTCGATGGCGGCGGCGTGCTGCACGCGGTCAAGGATGCGGGTGTCGTCTTCCAAAAACTGCCCGAACTCCTGTTGCACGGCTGGCGGGTGGAGGGCTATTACCGATTTGTGGAGAGCCAGTGATTCACGCTGAACAAAGCGCAGTGATCATGCTGCGCAATCCGTTCCAGCCCAGCCAGCGCGAGGTGATGGTCGCCCACTCCGGCCAGACCATCCGCCAGTGGCTGGGCACTCAAGGCATTGCCGAGTTCGATCAGCCGACCGTCTGCATCAAGAACGGCACGCCGGTGCTGCGCGCCGATTGGGCGGTCACGCCCATCGATGGCGTGGTGCTCTTCATCACTTTGCCGCAGGGCGGAGGAGGTGGCGGTGGTGGCAAGAATCCCTTGCGCACCGTCCTGATGATTGCGGTGATGGTGGTGGCGACCGTCTACGGCGGCCCCTTGGGCGCAAGCCTCGGTTTCAGCGGCAACCTGGCCACGGCTGTCGGTTCGGCCATCATCATGACGGCGGGTTCCGCCTTGGTCAGTGCGCTGGTCCCGCTGCCCACGCCCAACATGCCGTCCTTTGCCGCCGGCGGTGGCAATCTGGCGCAGCCATCGCCCACCTACAGCCTGCAAGGCCAGGGCAACTATGCGCGGCTCGCGCAGCCCATCCCGGTCATCTACGGCCGCCATTTGGTCTATCCGGATTTGGCCGCCACGCCTTATGGCGAATACCAGGGTAATGAACAGTTTCTGCACCAGTTGCATTGCATCGGTCTGGGCGAATACGACGTCGAGCAACTGCGCATCGAAGACACGCCCATCGCCTCGTTCGAGGAAGTCACCTACCAGATCGTCCCGCCAGGCAGTCCGGTGACCTTGTTCAACCCGGACGTGGTGACTGCGCCTGAGGTCGCGGGGCAGGAACTGCTGGCTGGCACTTGGACCGGTGGGTTCGCCATCAATCCGGCCGACAGCGAAGTGACGCACATTGGCATCGACATCCTGCTGCCGCGCGGGCTGTATTACGCCAATGATGCGGGTGGCCTAGACAGCCGCAGTGCCAGCTGGCGAATCGAAGCCCGGGTGATTGACGCCGAGGGCGATCCAATGGGCGACTGGTTCACGCTGGGCAGCGAGAGCCTAACCGCCGCCACGACCACGCCGCAGCGGCGTACCTATCTTTACCCCGTCCCTGCGGGGCGCTACGAAGTGCGCGCCACGCGGCTGGATGGGAAGGACAGCAGCTCACGTGCCGGCCACGAAGTGCGCTGGGGCGAGGCGCGAGGCTATCTGGCCGGTGGCGTCACGTTTCCTGACAACGTCACGCTGCTCGCGATCCGCATGCGTGCCACCGACAACCTGTCGCAGCGCTCGAGCCGCCTGATCAACTGCATCGTCACGCGCAAGCTGCCGGTCTGGTCATCTGCATCGGGTTGGTCATTGCCTGTCCCGACCCGATCGATCGCTTGGGCCTTCGCCGACATCCTGCGCGCCAGCTACGGTGCGAAGCTGTCGGACGCCCGGATCGATCTGGCTGCCTTGGCAAAACTCGATCAGGTCTGGAGCAGCCGGGGCGATCGCTTCGATGGCGTGTTTGACCAGCAAGTCACTGTTTGGGAGGCGCTGACTCGGGTGGCACGTTGTGGCCGGGCCGTGCCGTTTCTCCAAGGCGGCATAGTGCGCCTGGTGCGCGATGAGGCCAGAACTTTGCCAGTCGCACTCTTCAGCCCGCGCAACATCGTCAAGAACAGCCTCAAGATCCAGTACGTGATGCCGGGCGAGGAAACGGCGGACGCGGTCACGGTGGAGTTCTTCAGCAGCCGCACCTGGAAGCCCGATGAAGTGACGGTGAGCCTGCCGGGCTCCAGCAGCGCCAACCCGGCCAAGCTGCGGCTCTTCGGTTGCACCACCGAAGCCCATGCGGTGCGTGAAGGGCTGTACCTGGCGGCGGCCAATCGCTATCGCCGCCGCATCATCACCTTGCGTACCGAGCTGGAAGGCCTGATTCCCACCTATGGCGATCTGATTGCCATTGCTCACGACATGCCCAGTTGGGGCACGGGTGGTGAGATCGTCGCCTGGGATGTCGACACCCACACCGCCACATTGTCCGAGCCGATCCATTTTACAGAGGGTCCGCCGCATGTGATGGCCCTGCGCCGTCGGGACGGCGGGGTCAGCGGTCCGCACGCCGTGACACCGGGTAGCGATGCGCAGCAGGTGGTGTTTGACGACTTGCCGGATATCCCCATTGAAACCGGCCTGTCGGCCGAACGCACCCATTTCGCTTTCGGTATGGCCGAGCAATGGAGCCTGTTGGCACGAGTGATTGCCGTGCGCCCGCGTGGCGAGCAAGTGGAAATCACCTGCGTCGCCGAACACCCTGCCGTGCACAGCGCTGATCTTGTTGCCAGCGCCTGATCGTCGACGACCCGTCGGTTTCCCGTTGCCCCGATTTTTGTTCCACCCGCCTGGCTTGACAGCGCGGGTATTCGTGTTTGAGGAGTCCCCGTATGTCTGAAGAACTGCAATCCCATCCCCCTGAATTGCCTGCCGAGCCTGTACTGAGCCTGCGGGCCGAAGATCTGGATGACCTGCTCACCCGAGCTGCCGAACGCGGTGCAGAGCGTTGCCTTGCTCACCTTGGTCTGGAAAACGGCCATGCGGCGCGCGACATCCGCGAGCTGCGCGACTTGCTCGAAGCCTGGCGCGAGGCGCGCCACACAGCCTGGCAAACGATGGTGAAGGTAATCACCACGGGACTGCTGACAGTGATCGTGCTGGGCGCGGCCATCAAGTTCAAAGTGATGGGAGGTGGCCAATGACACCGATCCTGACCACACTGGCGCCCGGCCTCTTTGAAGCTGGAGCCAAACTGATCGACCGCCTGATTCCCGATCCGGCCCAGCGCGAGCAGGCCAAGCTTGCCTTGTTCCAGGCCGAAGGCCAGCAAGCTCTGCACGAAATGCAGGTAAGCCTGTCGGCCATCCTCGCCGAGGCCAACTCGGCGGACCCGTGGACCAGTCGGGCACGTCCCACATTCCTGTATGTGATCTATGGCGTGATCCTGCTGTCGGTGATTGGCAGCATCATCGGCATCTGGTGGCCCGCAGAGGTGTTTCAGGCCGCTGAAAACCTGTCCAAGCTCCTGAACGCCGTGCCAGAAAGCCTGTGGTGGCTCTTCGGTGCCGGCTACCTTGGTTACACCGGCGCACGCAGTTTCGACAAGTGGCGCGGCGTGCCGCGATAGAACCCATCGACTGCTATATTGCCACCGACTGCAGCAAACACAAACCATAGACCCCATCTTCATCGGCTTCCCTTCTTGGGCAGCGGGTGAAGGCGGGGTCTTTTGTCGTTTGTGCGCCAGAATTCTGTACATCATCGGCAAGCTGGCCTTGGCTTTGTTCGCGAACAGCGCCTTCATGGAGGCATGTTCACCTTGCCCCACTTCCCATGGCCCCGCGCCTGCTGACCTCACCCCAAGCGGCCGAGCGTCTGGGCCTGCCGGTGCAGGCGCTCTACAAGCTGCGTGATGCCGACGATAGCCTGGCCATCACCCAGACTGGCCTGCAGGTTGGCTACCAGCTCGAAGACATCCAGGCCTACGAGCGCCGCGAGATGCTGGCCCTGGTCGAGCAGGTGCTGGCCACGGCAAGGCCGCTGCCACTGATCCGGGCCATGGCGCAGCTGCTGCGCTCGCCGCCGCCAGCCGATGGATCGCTTGTACCCACCCCCAGCCCGAGACCGAAGCCCGCACCGCCGTTCGCACCCCAATCCGCTCCTTCCAAGCCGATGCCAGCGACCGATCCCGCACCAGCCGACGCACCCGCACTTGATCCACCTGCACCGGCAATTCACACCCCGCCCACCTCCATGGCCTGGTTCCTCGTGCGCAGCAAACCCCGACAGGAAGCGTTAGCGCTCACCCATCTCGCACGACAGGGCTTCGAGTCCTACCTCCCCCTGTTCGCCTCCGAAAAACTCGTCCGCCGCAAAACCACGGTCGTGCAAGAGCCCATGTTCGCGCGCTACCTGTTTGTGCGGCTCGATACCTCAGGCCAGGGCCAAAGCTGGAGCCCGATCCGCTCCACAGTCGGTGTCAGCGAATTGGTCTGCTTTGGCAGCCGGCCCGCGCGGGTCGATGCATTCCTGATTACCAGTCTGCGCGAACGCGAAATGGCACAACAGGCTGATCCTGAAGCCTTGTTCGCCCATGGCGAAAGCGTACGCATCACCGAAGGCGCGTTTGCCGGGTTGGAGGCCATCTATCAGATGAACGACGCCGAGGGCCGCGCCATGGTGCTGCTGGACCTCCTGAGCAAACCCGTGGCCATGACGATCGACGCAGCCAGTCTGTGCAAGGTGGGGTGACGAATGCGCCGATTACTTCATCTTCATGCCGCCAGCGTCACTTTATCTCGACGGTATGGCCGAGATGACCTTGATACGGCTTGGCCTTCGAAGCCAACATGGACCGACACCACAAAAAGACTGACCGATCATGGCATTGACTGACACCACCACCGACGTTCATCCAGACACCAAATCCTTCCGCGCCGCGCAGTACGTGCGCATGTCCACCGAGCACCAGCAGTACTCGACACTCAACCAGGCCGACAAGATCCGCGAGTACGCCGACAAGCGCGGCATCGAGATCGTGCGCACCTATGCCGACGACGGCAAGAGCGGCTTGTCCATCGGTGGCCGCGCCTCCCTGCAACGGCTGATCGCCGATGTCGAATCAGGCAACACCGATTTCAACCTGATCCTGGTCTACGACGTCAGCCGCTGGGGGCGGTTTCAGGACGCGGACGAGTCGGCCTATTACGAGTACATCTGCAAACGCAAGAACATCCACGTCGCCTACGTCGCCGAGCAGTTTGAAAACGACGGTTCCCCGGTCTCGACCATCGTCAAAGGCGTCAAGCGCGCCATGGCCGGGGAGTACAGCCGCGAACTCTCCGCTAAGGTCTTCGCCGGTCAGTGCCGCCTGATCGAACTGGGTTTCCGCCAGGGCGGCCCGGCTGGCTTTGGTCTGCGCCGGGTGCTGGTCGACCAGACCGGCGCCATCAAGACCACCCTGAAACCCGGCGAGCACAAAAGCCTGCAAACCGACCGGGTCATCCTGGTGCCGGGGCCAGAGTCCGAAGTCGCGATCGTCAACCGGATCTACCGCTGGCTGGTCGATGACGATCTGCCGCTCTCTGAAATCGCCCAGCGCTTGAACGACATTCCCGTCCACACCGACCTGGACCGCCACTGGACCTACAGCACCGTGCGCCAGGTGCTGACCAACGAGAAGTACATCGGCAACAACGTCTACAACCGTCATTCCTTCAAGCTCAAGAAGAAGCACGTCGACAACCCGCCCGAGATGTGGATCCGCAAGGAGGGCGCGTTTGAAGGCATTGTGCCGCTGGACACCTTTCTGGCCGCCCAGGAGGTGCTGGCCAAGCGCAGCAAAAAGCTCACCGACGAAGAACTGCTCAATCACCTCAAGGCGCTCTATGCCGAGTGCGGGCGCCTGTCGGGCTTCATCATCGATCAGGTGGCCAACGGCCCCTCGGCCAGTCTCTACACCTCCCGCTTTGGCAGCCTGATGCGCGCCTACGAGCTGATTGGCTACCGACCGCCGGGCGGCACCGAGCACCTGGAAATCAACCGCCGCCTGCGCCAGCTCCACCCGGAAATCATCGCCCGCACCGAGCACACCATCGCCGGGCTGGGCGGCCACATCCGGCGCGACCCCAAGACCGATCTCCTGACCCTCAACGACGAACTGGTCATCAGCTTGGTGCTGGCCCGCTGCCAGACCACCCCGACTGGGCACCTGCGCTGGCGCATCCGGTTTGACCCCGCGCGGCTGTTTGACACCGGCCACCCCGACATCACGGTCGCCATCCGGCTCGATGCCGCCAACTCCCAGGAGCTGGACTATTACCTGCTGCCCCGGCTCGATTTGCCGGAGCAGGAAATCCGCGTCAGCAACAAAAACAGCGCCGACTTCGAATGCTTCCGCTTTGACGACCTGAATTTCTTCTACGGCATGTCCGAGCGCGAGCGTCTGCAGCGGCGCATCTGAGCCATCTATCCAACCACCCCAAGAAAGGAAATCCCATGACAGCCACGCCAACCAACCCACTCAAACGGAGGCCCCCATGCTGACCGACACCCCCGAAACCGTCACCCTGATCCCGATCGCCCGGGTGGAGATCCTCAACTCCCGCGAACGCAATATGAAAATCTTCGAGGAGATCGTCGAGAACATCAAATCGATCGGCCTCAAAAAACCCATCACCGTCACCGAACGCCCCGGCGATGATGGCCAGCCGAAATACCTGCTGGTCTGCGGCGAGGGGCGCCTGAATGCCTTCCGCATCTTGGGCGAAACGCACATCCCGGCCCTGGTGGTCGATGTCAGCGATGAAGACGCCTTCATCATGAGCCTGGCGGAGAACATCGCCCGGCGCGGCCACCGGCCCCTGGAAATCCTGGCCGACATCGAAATTCTGCGCAAGCGCGGCTACGACGCCGACACCATCATCCACAAAACCGGCCTCTCGCCCAAGTACGTCAAGGACATCGTCTTCCTGCTCGACCAGGGGGAAGAGCGCCTGATCGAAGGTGTGCAGCGTGGCGCCATCCCTCTGACCACCGCCCTGGAAATCGCCCGAGCCAAGGATGATGACGAGAGTCTGGGCGAAATGCTCCAGGAAGCCTACGAGAACGGTCAGCTCAACCGCCGCCAGATCATCGAGACCAAGCGCCTCGTCGAAAAACGCCAGGCCTACGGTCCCGGCTCTCCCGATCCTGCACAGATCAAACCGCCCACCTCCAGTTACAGCCTGGTGCGCACCTACCAGCGGGAAGTCGAGCGGCAGCGCAAGATGGTCCTCAAGGCCGAGCATGCCCACCAGCGCCTGCTGCTGGTCGTCCAGGGCCTGAAAAAACTCTTCGGCGACGAGCACTTCGTGAATCTGCTGCGCGCCGAGGGGCTGGACACCCTGCCCAAATACCTGGCTGAGCGTATCGACAACTTTGCAGCGACAACCTGAATGGAGCCCCCGCATGAACCCCGCCATGAACGCCCAGCCCAACATCACGCCGATTTACCCCGGCATCCATCAGTCCGACGAGGTCGAGGAGGGCCCCAACCTGCCGACCGCCCCGCTCAACACCTTGCTCGGCTTCGATCTGGAGACCTATCAGATCCCGCTCGACACCCTGATGCCCAGCAAGCGCATCCCGGATGGGGTGATGAGCACCCGCAAGTACAAGCAGGTCGTCTCCTCCATCCATGAAATCGGGCTGATCGAACCCTTGTCGGTCATCCAGCACGACCCGGCCAAGTCGGAATTCATCCTGCTCGATGGCCATCTGCGCGTCCTGGCCTTGAAGGACCTGGGCGTGCACGAAGCCCCCTGCCTGTTGGCCAAGGATGACGAAACCTACACGTACAACCACCGCATCAACCGGCTCTCCACCATCCAGGAGCATTACATGATCCGCCGCGCCATCGATCGTGGTGTGAGCAAGGAACGTCTGGCCCGGGCCTTTGGCGTGAACCTGAGCTCCATCAACCGGCGCATCAACCTGCTCGAAGGCATTTGCCCGGACGCCATTGCCCGCTTGCAGGACAAGCAATTCACCCCGGACGTGACCCGGGTGCTGCGCAACATGAAAGCGGCCCGGCAGGTGGAGGCGGTGGAGCTGATGGTCGCGAGCAACACCATCACCGTGGCCCATGCCGATGCACTCCTGAAAGCCACGCCGCCCGAGCAGCGTACCGACTTCAAACCCACCGAGCGCGACCGGCAACTGGCACCCATTGAGCAGATCGTCAAACTGGAAAAGGAAATGAGCCAGGTCCAGACCCAGTACAAGGATGCCGAAGAAAACTATGGATCAGACTTGCTGAACCTGGTGGTGGCCAAAGGCTACCTGACCAAACTGCTCGGCAACGATGCTGTCAAAAGTTACATCACCCGCCACGAACCTGAAATCCTCGAGCATTTCGAACTGGTGGTGAACACCGTCAGCATGGAAGAAGCCGTGCAGCAGCAACTGGAGGCCGATGGCGAATTTGACGAGCCGCCGGAGGAGGACGCACCCGAGCAGAAGGGGGCGGAATAACGATGGCGCAATAAGACAGATTCATCGCCACCTTGCATTGCCGCATTGCAACACCGAAGGGTAAAATGCTGACAATAAAAATAACCTTCGGAGGTGGTCATGCACTGGTATCTCGTCCATACCAAGCCCAGACAGGAAAAGTGCGCCCTGGATAACCTCCAGCGCCAGGGCTTTCAGTGCTATCTGCCCACCCTCCCATCCGAAAAGCTCCGTCAGGGCGTGCTGATGGTAACGGACGAGCCCCTGTTCCCGCGTTACCTCTTCATTCGCCTGGGCCAGGGGGATTCAGCCCCAAGCTGGGCACCCATCCGTTCCACCAAGGGCGTCAGCCGGCTGGTCAGCTTTGGGGTGGAGCCAGCCAAGGTGGCCGACAGCTTGGTGGAAGCCCTGCGGGCGCAAGAGGCCTCTGTTCAGGCTGAGCCAGAACGTCTGTTCAAACCCGGCGAGAAGGTCCGCCTGACGGAAGCGCCGTTCGCCGGCATCGAAGGCGTCTACCAAATGGCCGACGGCGAGCGCCGCGCCATGGTGTTGATCGAACTACTCTCCAAGCAAGTGCGGGTGCGGGTTGCGCCGGCCAATCTGCGCAAGGTCGGCTGAAGAGCGCGGCTGAAACATTTCTCAAAGTCATGACGGTGTGGCAAAATGTATCCGTCCGTTAGGCCTTCTGCAGCATTATGCTGCTCTCTCAAGGCTCGGAATTCCCCTGTTAAGCCCTGCTGACCGCGCTTGCTGATCGTGAAACGGCATGGCGGTAGCGTGCCAAAAGCACATTGAATCCCATCTCCCAATTGAGTCGAAAAGTCGGTTTCCGAAAGGAAGTCGGCATGACTGTGCCCTGTCAGCAGCACGACATGGCTGGAGTCGATTGAGCTGATGAACGTTCTTCTGACAGGCGGCATAGGCTATATCGGCAGCCACACAGCGGTGATGCTTCTGCAAGAAGGCCATCAGGTCGTGTTGTACGACAACCTGTCAAACAGCAGCGATCAGGTTCTCGAAAAGCTTTCCCAAATCACGGGCCAGCCAATTCCTTTTGTCAAAGGCGATGTGCGCGATACTGAATTGCTCAAGGCCACGCTCGCCGCTCATCACACTGATGCCGTCATTCACTTTGCGGGTTTGAAAGCGGTGGGCGAATCGGTAGATAAGCCGGTCGAGTACTATGCCAACAACGTGCAAGGCACCATCAGTCTGCTGCAGGCCTTGCAGTCGGTGGATATCAAGACGCTCGTGTTCAGCAGCAGCGCCACGGTGTATGGCGAGCCCCAGTACCTCCCTCTGGATGAAAACCATCCCACCAGCGCCACCAACCCTTATGGGCGTAGCAAACTGCACATCGAAGAGATCTTGAGCGACGTGGCGGCGTCCAACGCTGACTGGCGCATCGCCTGCCTGCGCTATTTCAACCCGGTGGGTGCCCACGAAAGCGGCCTGATTGGCGAGAACCCCAACGGCGTTCCCAACAACCTCATGCCCTACATTGCTCAGGTGGCCACAGGGCAGCGGCTTTGCTTGAGTGTCTTCGGTGGCGACTACCCCACGGAAGATGGCACGGGCGTGAGGGATTACATCCATGTGATGGACCTGGCCGAGGGACACGCGGCCGCATTGAGCTTCCTGTCTGAAACCCCCGGTTGGCACGCTATCAATCTGGGCACCGGGCAAGGCCACAGCGTGCTCGACATGGTTCAGGCGTTCGAAAAAGCATCCGGCTGCCAAGTGCCGTACCAGATCGTGGCTCGCCGTGCGGGAGATGTGGCCGCCTGTTATGCCAATCCAAACAAGGCCAGTGAATGCTTGAACTGGCGTGCCAGGCACAGCCTGGACGACATGTGTGCCAGCACATGGCGCTTCCAGCAGTCTCATAGTTCGGGCTTGACCTCATGACCCCCAAAACCCAGGTACAGCCTGTCATTCTGTGCGGTGGCTCGGGCACACGCCTCTGGCCGCTGTCACGTACAGGTTTCCCCAAACAGTTCCTGTGCCTCACCGGTGAGGAAAGCCTGTTTCAGCAAGCGGCCAAGCGCTTAATGAGCCTGAGCGCTGAAAGCGTTCAGGTGGCCGATCCCCTCGTTGTCACGGGCGAAGACCACCGGTTTCTGGCCATCGAGCAGTTGCGTGAAATTGGCATAGCGCCAGGTGCAGCCCTTCTTGAGCCGGTGGCCAGAAACACCGCGCCGGCACTCACCCTGGCCGCCCTGGCTGCGGTTGAAAAAGGTGAAGACCCGGTGCTGGTGGTCACTCCGGCAGACCAGACCATAGCCCATGCCGTGGCTTTCCACAGAGCCATGCACGACGCCATCCGCCAGGCGACGGAAGGCACTGTCGTCATTCTGGGCGTCACGCCCGACCGGCCCGAAACCGGCTACGGCTACATCCAGGCCGTTGTGGCGTCCATGCCTACTTTGGTGGTCAAACGTTTTGTTGAAAAGCCCGATGCCCCTACAGCCCAGCAGTACCTGGAAGAGGGTGGTTACTACTGGAACGCCGGCATGTTCGTGCTCAAAGCCTCGGTGTGGCTGAAGGCCATCGAACGCTTTCGACCCGACATCGCGGCCGCAACTCGAATGGCCTGGTCTCAGCGCAGCAGCGATGCGGCCTTTGTGCGTCCGAGTAAGGCCGAATTCGCCGCCATCCCCAGTGAGTCTATCGACTACGCCGTCATGGAGCGCTGCCCTGGTAGCGACTTTCCTATCCGGATGGCTCCGCTCGATGCGGGCTGGAGCGACCTGGGCGCCTGGGATGCCGTGTGGAGCGTGCTACCCAAAGACAATGAAGGCAACGCCCGCGTGGGCGATGTGTTGACGACCGAAAGCCGCCACAACCTGGTGCATGCCACCAGCCGCCTGGTGGCTCTGGTGGGCGTACAGAATCTGGTGGTGGTGGAAACCCCCGACGCGGTGCTGGTGGCAGACCGGTCGCGCAGCCAAGACGTGAAGCACATCGTCAATACCCTGCAGCAGCAAAAGCGCGAAGAGCACACCCTGCACCGCAAGGTGCACCGCCCCTGGGGCTGGTACGACAGCATCGATGAAGGTGGACGTTTCAAGGTCAAGCGCATCCAGGTCAACCCTGGCGCCAGCCTGAGCCTTCAAAAGCACCATCATCGTGCCGAGCATTGGGTGGTCGTCAGTGGTACGGCCGAAATCACCAACGGCGACAAGGTGCTGCTGCTGACGGAAAACCAGTCCACCTACATTCCCCTGGGTGAAGTGCACCGCTTGGCCAACCCCGGCACGATCCCACTGGAAATCATCGAAGTGCAGTCAGGCAGTTACCTGGGCGAAGACGACATCGTCCGGTTTAAAGACACCTACGGCAGAACCAACGCATGAGCGTTCATCCCAAAACTTACGTCGCCGGCCACCGTGGCATGGTGGGCTCAGCCATCATGCGCCAGTTGCTGGCCCAAGGCCATCCGGCTGATCGCATCGTCACCCGTACCCATACGGAACTGGACCTGACTGACCAGGCCGCCGTGCGCGCTTTCTTTGCGGCGGAGAAACCAGACCAGGTCTACCTAGCCGCTGCCAAGGTGGGCGGCATCCACGCAAACAACACCTATCCGGCCGAATTTATCTACCAGAACCTGATGATGCAGGCCAATGTCATCGACGCGGCTTTCAACAACGGTGTGAAGAAGCTACTGTTCCTGGGCTCCAGCTGCATCTACCCCAAGCTGGCCCCCCAGCCCATGCGGGAAGACGCCTTGCTCACCGGTACGCTTGAAGCCACCAACGAACCCTACGCCACCGCCAAGATTGCTGGCATCAAGCTCTGCGAGAGCTACAACCGGCAGTATGGCCAAAGCCATGGGGTGGACTACCGCAGCGTCATGCCCACCAACCTCTACGGCCCCGGCGACAACTACCACCCGGAAAACTCCCACGTCATCCCTGCGCTCATCCGCCGCTTCCACGAGGCCAAGGTCAACCACGCCCCTAGCGTGACCATCTGGGGCACTGGCACCCCCAGGCGCGAATTTTTGTACGTCGACGACATGGCTGCCGCCAGCGTGCACGTGATGAACCTCTCTAAGGCCACTTACGAGCAGCACACTCAGCCCATGCTGAGCCACATCAACGTGGGTTGCGGTGCGGACGTGACCATACTTGAAGTGGCACAAGCCGTGGCCCACACGGTGGGCTACACCGGCCACATCCTCACCGATCCGTCCAAACCCGATGGCACGCCGCGCAAGCTGATGGATAGCAGCCGCCTAAACGCTCTTGGCTGGGAAGCACAGGTGGGGCTGGAAGCAGGACTCAAAGCAGCGTACGAAGATTTTTTAACGAATTACGCTTCTCAGGATTAAAGGGAGATCGTGTGACCACAAAACCCAAAGTCGCCCTCATCACCGGTATCACCGGCCAAGACGGCTCTTATCTCGCCGAGTTTCTGCTCGCAAAAGGCTACATCGTCCATGGCATCAAGCGCCGCGCCAGCAGTTTCAACACCCAGCGGGTGGACCACATCTACCAAGACCCTCACATTGAGAACGCCCGCTTCAAACTCCACTACGGCGACCTGAGCGACACCAGCAACCTCATCCGCAT